GCTACAAAGTACATCACCCGGTGGCGTGCTAAGGACGGTATTAAAGACCTGCGCAAGGCTGCGCACTTCCTGCAAAAGCTCTACGAGAAACGTGCGCTTATGAACTTTCAGCAGCAGACAGCGCGTATGCCTCAGGTACCTAAAGTGGTGGTGCAGCAATACGTAGAGGATAACAAATGCGGCGAGGCTGAGTCTTATTTGATAGCTTTGATTTTGACTTGGCAGTCTACGGGTACTATTGACTTGGCGCGTAAGCTGGTAAACGAACTCATCGCTGCTGAAGAGGGCGCAGAGCCTTCATCGTCTTACGTCAACCAGGACTAACATGTCAACCCACGTATTTGACTCTGAGACCCTGCCCAACTATACGTTGTTCAGGTTCAAGGACATAGAGACCGGTGAGCGCCACGGCTTTGTTCGTTCAGAGCCGGATGCGCCACAACGCCTGCGGGCGTTCGTGTCACAGCCTGACACCACCCTCATCGGGTTCAACAACAAGTCTTTTGACGACGTCATACTCGCAGCGTTCATAGCCGGACGCACCGAGATGGAGATTAAGCGCATAGCTAATGACATCATCGAAAACCGACTCGCCCCCTGGGTGGCGCTGCGCAAGTACAGTTTGAACGCGGTGAGCGTTGACACAATCGATTTGATTGAGGTGGCGCCCTCATTCGTAGGTCTCAAGGCTTACGGCGCTCGGCTACATATGCCGCTGCTGCAAGACATGCCTATTCATCATGCTGAGCTCATCACGGTTGAGCAGGAACCTATCGTTGAGTCGTATTGCGACAATGACTGCGACACGACCGAGGCGCTGCTCAATGCTCTTGAGCCTGAGGTCATGTTGCGGGTAGACATGTCACGCCAGTACGGTATCGACTTGCGCAGCAAGTCTGACGCTCAGATGGCTGAGCAGGCTTACATAAAGACTATGGGTTTGTCCCGTAGCAATAACAAAATACCTTCAACTGTAAAGTATGTGCCCCCCGCGTTTTTGCGCTTCCGTGACCCCGCCCTGCAAGCCCTGCTGGAGCGCGTATCTACGACTGTTTTTCAGATGAACACGGTTACCGGGCACGTAATATTGCCTGACTTTTTGGGCAAAGAAATAATCAGCTTTGGCGCGGGCACTTACCAGCTCGGTGTGGGCGGCATACATAGCACCCACGACCGTAAAGTTTGTTACGTCTCTGGCGGTAACATCATCACCGACATTGACGCGGCTTCTTTTTACCCCTCAATCATTCTTGAATGCGGGTTCATACCTGTGGGGCTGGGCCAGCCGTTCATTGACGAATATCGCCGTATTTATGACCGTCGTATTGAGGCTAAACGCACGGGTGACAAGGTCACTAACGAGACCCTGAAGATTTCCCTGAACGGTACGTTCGGCAAGCTCGCCAGCCCTTACTCTGTGCTTTACGCCCCTGACCTTATGTTGGCGGTGACGTTGACCGGGCAGTTCACGCTGCTCATGTTGATAGAGTGGCTTGAGCACTGCGGGGCTGAGACCCTTTCGGCTAACACCGACGGTATAGCGATGCGTTACGCCGGGCACATTGAGGAAACCGTAAAGCGTGTGGTCGCCAAGTTTGAAGGCGTATCAAAGTTCAGCTTCGAATACACTCCTTACCGCGTGTTGGCCATGAAAGACGTCAACAATTACTTCGCCGTCAAGACCGACCGGAAGATAAAGACCAAGGGTATTTACGCTGAGTTGTCGCTCAAGAAAAACCCCACGGCGGGAGTCTGCGCCACCGCTGTAGGCCAATGGCTAGCAAAGGGCACGCCCCTGCTCGAAACCATTCAAAACGCTGGGTTCGTGAGCTTTATATCCGCTCGCAACGTGACCGGCGGGGGCCAGCAGGGGTCGACGTTCTTAGGTAAGGTGGTTCGCTGGTATCAGTCAAATGCGAGCGACCTCGAGCCGATGACTTACGTGAAGAACGGTAACAAGGTGCCCAAGACCGCCGGGGCACGGGCCTGCATGACTATTGACCCCAAAGGCCCGCACCCGGCTGACCTGGACTATGACTGGTATTATCGCGAAGCCCTGAAGATAGCGATTGATACCGGCTGTGCTGAATTTTTAACTAATGAGGAACGCATTATGATGACACCCGTAAAGACTATTAAAACTAAGAAAGTTAAAGATGGAACTCGGTAACACCCGCACGGTATTTGTAGTCTCAGTTGATGACAACAAAGACCTCTCAGATGCGAAACGCTTCGGCAAGCTGCGCGGGGTTTTTGCCGGCACCCGTAAGAACTACAACACCGACCGTATGATTGAGCAGGCCCGCACCGTGCTAGCTGAATGGCAACCGGGCGACTACCTGCTGATGATTGGCGACCCGACCCTGGGCGCAGTCTGCATGACGGTGTTGGCTGAAACTGTTGGCACCATAACTGTGCTGAAGTGGGATAGGTTGCTGTTTGCGTACCAGCCTCAACGCTGGGACTTTGACAATCAACCTGCTGATTTTGAAACTGCGGAATAACCCGCTATAACTGGAGAAAGTAAGATGAGTAACTGGACAGAAACCTTGAAAGTTGGAAAACAACAAGTCCCCCCGCGTATTTGCATTTACGGTGGGCATGGCATCGGCAAGAGCACTTTGGCTAGCAAGTTCCCTAAGCCTATCTTCATTAGCACTGAAGACGGCATCGACTCGCTCGACGTGACCAGCTTCCCCCGGGCTCAGACGGTGGCTGACGTCGCCGCGAGCATCAAGACCTTGATCAAAGAAGAGCATGACTTCAAGACCGTGGTGTTGGACTCGGTGGATTGGCTAGTTGAGCCGCTCATCAGCACGAGCATAAACACTCAGTATGATGAGAAGCAGCAAGCCTACGGTAAGGGTCAGATGTACATGGCTGAAGAGTTCCGTGAGATCCTGCAGGGGTTTGACATATTGCGTACTCGCCGGGGCATGAACATTGTAATCATCGCCCATGCTGCAGTGGTAAAGTTTGAAGACCCTCGCACTGACCCCTATGACCGCTATCAGCCTAAGCTGCCGAAGGCCTGCAACGCGCTGCTCCAGGAATGGGTTGACGTGTTGGCGTTTGCCGCCCTCAAGGTCATCATCAAGAAGAGCGACGTTAAAGGCTTTGACTCCGCCAAGGTGCGCGGCGCGACTAACGGTGACCGCCTGCTTCACTTTAATGAGAACCCGGCCTTTGCCGCCAAGAACCGTTACAACTGCCCTGAGGACGCAGAAATGAACATCGAAACTATCCTCAAATTGATTCCTCTCGCTCTTTAATTTTTATACTTTTTATACTTAGGAAAACATCATGGCTAAATTTGGATTTGACACCTCGGAAGTTGACGTAAACGCACAGGGTTCTTTTGACCCTATGCCCGAAGGTAACTACACTCTCAAGGCTACTGAGGCTGAAGAGAAAGCTACCAAGGCTGGCACCGGCAGTTACCTCAAGGTTGCGTTCGTCGTAGCTGAAGGTGACTTCAAAGGTCGCAAAGTGTGGATGAATTTCAACACTCAGAACCCAAGCGAAAAGGCACAGTCTATCGGTCGTCAACAGTTGGTGTCCTGGGCTACTGCTGCGGGCAAGGCCAACGCCTCTGACAGCGACCAGCTGATTGACCGCAAGTTCAATTGCACGCTGGGTATCGAGAAGCAGGAAGGCTACGCTGCGCAAAACACCATCAAAGCGTTCTTGTTTGAAACCGCCTCAACCTCGACTGAGGCGCCAGCCGCTGCAAAACCTAAAGCGGCCCCGGTGGCAAAAGCCGCGCCCGCCGCTGCTAAAGCTGCTAACCCTTGGGATTAATCAGGCGTCATGTCTAGGTGAGTATGACCTTTTGACTTCTTGGGGTCGAGCCTTAACAGCGGGGCAACATGACTAGCTGTGACACCTCGGAGAGACGGGGGTTAACTTTATAACTGGAGAACGAATATGGTGGCCTTTCCGGCAAAGCCTGAACAAGAAATCATCGACCGCGTGTACGCGGCGATTAAACAAAAGAACGAAAAACCCGAGCTGTACCTAGGTCGTCTCGGGTCTTCTTTTATTGGTAACGATTGCGTGCGAGCTATCTGGCTCAGCTGGCGGGCCTACGCCACCAGCACCTTTGAGGGGCGTATGTACCGGCTGTTTGAGACCGGCCACCTGCAGGAAGACCGCATCGTGTTGGATTTGAAAAACGCAGGTCTCACAGTGTTTGACAAAAATGTTCAACGTGAGCAGTTTCAATTCATTGACGAGACGGGCCACTTCATCAGCAAGGTTGACGGTGTCGCTATGGATGTACCCGGCAGTGAGAAAACACCTCATATTCTTGAAGTAAAGACTCACAACAAGAACAGCTTTTCAGCGGTGGTCAAACACGGCGTTCAGAAGTCCAAACCCTTGCACTACTCCCAGGTTCAGGTGAGTATGGGTCTCAGCGGCATGAGCCGGGCGCTTTATGTCGCGCTGTGTAAAGACGACGAACAGCTTTACATAGAGCGCATCAAAGAAGACAAGCCTGAGCAGAAGATGCTGACCCAGCGCATAATCTCGCTGGTGAATGCGACCATAAAGCCTGCGGGCATAAGCGACGACGGTGAGGCGTTCGGCTGCAAGTTCTGCGACATGAAAGAAGTGTGCGTTGGGCGTGTAGCGCCTATAGTCACCTGCCG